TCAAAAGCGTCTTAGATTCGATTTATAGCGACGACGCCGGTGTTTGGGATGTTGGTGTTCGTAAGGTGTGGGGTGCGAAGGGTGCCATCATCGTGGAGTCCCATGATGAGTGACACGCCACTGACTCGACCTGAGCGCTACGCCCATAAAGCTGGCGTGATGCGCGACCAGTGTCGCGTCTGTCGTCACCGTGTGGATACTGGCTACCAGATTGAGGGAAATACGCAATGGGACTGCGATATCAACCTGCGCCCGCCTAGGCGGCGGATATGTCCAGGGTTTTGGCTTGATGAGGAGGCGGTGTGATGCGGCGGCGAGAAGACCCGGTACAAGGCAAGGCTCACCGGTTGCTCGACGAATGGGCGCAGGGGCCGGTTGAAGCCGCTCACGATGACCGTATTGCTGAGAGAGTCGATGGGGGCGAACGACCGCTCAGTGAGCCCGAGCGCTATGCTTTGGCCCAAGGTCGCTACGAGTCGCTGGACAGAGCAGTGCGTCATGTCTACAGGATGGATATTCGCCTCGGCGCCGCTATCTGGGCCTACTATGCGGAACGGATGAGCGATAGCGACTGCGCGGCGCGAGCCGGTGACTCGCGCCGCAAGTGGCGCGACCGGCTCAAGACAGCTCGCGCGGCGTTTCTCGCGGCGTATGAGATGTCGCGGGCGACCGGAGAGGGTGTTGACACGGATTGTGTGCATTCGCTAGGCTATTAACCATCACGATAGATCATTGCGTTCAAAAACCCCGCAACAGCTTGTCCGGCGGGGTTTAGTCGTTGCATGGCCGCCTCGGGCCTATTTACCGAGCGCCCCAATAAGCCTCTTCGTCGGTGAAGCCGAACGCCCCGTTAAAATTTCGGGGCGTTTGCTTTAATAAAGACGAAGCCATTAAAACCGTTTTCAACGAGCCGCTAGGTCAGCCCTGCGGCTCGTTTTGATTGGATATTGGTCAGCCGCGCCATTAACGCAATGGGGTCCAGGCGTGCCCTCCGGCAGAAAGCGCCAACCGGCGAGGCGGTTGTGACTGCACTCGTGCGGAAGCTGTGGAAATCAGCAGCCATCGCTTTCCCCGGCGACCGGTCCCTGTGAGGCGACATACCGGATAAACCAGCAAATCCCATCCCGTCTGTAATCGCGGGCCTGCACGCGACCGTCTATCGGTTCCGCCCACCAACGGATGAGGCGATACTGCGCGCTGGATAATGGCTTCTATTGCCTCTACTCCCACGACACCCCAATCCGTGGGGTGCAGGGGGTACGGGGAACGGGCGTGTGTCTGTAGAATATGTGCATCTCGCCGGGGAAAGCGAGATAGCGGGTTGGCTCGCCTCAGCCGTCCGCAACAGGTCCGCCGGAGCCTGGCTCAACTCCGGCGCTGACATGCGATGGCCCGCCCTCGGGGCCATTTTCGTTGGGGCTCTGGCGAGATGCGCCAATCGGCGGGCACGTTCCGCCGACCAATACCGACCAGCGCGCGGACTCGCGATGATCGTCGTGATCCCGGACACCGTGGTGATTGACTCGCCTCGATTGGCGATCGTCATCGCGGCATCGGCACGGGCGGAGGGCGCGCAGGTCTACTGCGCCATCGAGCACCACCAATCCGAGGCGCACGCCATGATGCGATCGGATGTCGACTACATCCCTCGGTGTGACGCCCGGTGCATCGGCCACGCCTACTGGATCGAGCACCATGCCTGCGATCAAGGGATCGGTTGACCAAAGTCAGCAGGTCAAGATCACGCGAGCGATCGCTCGAGGCCGGCTGCGCAAGGCGACTAACGACGCGCTGAACTGGACGGCTTTCGATACGCGTGAGCGTATGCAGAAGTACCTGCGCCGCGTTCTTGACCGCCCGACCAAGTTCACGCTCAAAGGCGTGCTGGTCGATAAGTCCAAGCAAAGCACGCTGCGCTCACGTATCAAGATGCGTGACGAGGCAAGCAAGGGCACGCCGCCTGCGAAATATCTAGAGCCGTTGCGATCAGGCGGCACTCGGCAAGCGAAGCGGAGCGAGAAAGCGCTGCGCCGAGCCGGACACATCTTGCCGGATCAGTTTATCGTCCCCGGCCCCGATGCCCGGCTCAATCGCTTCGGCAACCTCAGTTCAGGCATTTACACCAAGATGTTGTCGGGCCTCGGCGCGAGCAGCGACCCGCAACAGAACAGCAACGCAAATGGCGGCTGGTTCGTCATGCGCAAAAACGACAAACGCATTGCGATCGCCAAGCGCCTCAAAACTAATACCAAAATTATTTTCTGGGTCCTCGACGGGGCACCGCAGTATCAGAAAAAGATCCGTTTCTCGCGTGTCGCAGCGAAGACGGCGCGCAAGCTCTTCCCGGCGCGCTTTGATCGCGCGCTCGACCGTGTTCTGCGTCGCACGTGAATACTCTGGGACCCTGCGCGGCAGACCGTTACCACGGGTTATTCGGACTGCAAATTTTCCGCGATTTTGCGCCCCTAATAAGCCGTTTCGCTTCGCTGGTGGAGTAGGAATGAAAGTCGAGCAGCGCCCCGTCGAGGAGGTCGTGCCATACGCGCGGAATCCGCGACACAATGCCGACGCGATCGACAAGGTAGCCGCATCGATCCGCGAGTATGGCTGGCAGCAGCCGATCGTCGTCGACGGCGAAATGACCATCATCGCCGGCCATACGCGCTACGAGGCGGCGAAGCGGCTCGGGCTGACTGACGTTCCGGTCCAGGTCGCCGACGATTTGACGCCAGCGCAGGTGCGCGCCTACCGGCTGGCGGATAACAGGCTCCACGAGGATGCGGGCTGGGATAGCGAGCTGCTCGCTATCGAACTGGGTGATCTCAACGACGAGGACTTCGAGCTATCCAAGACCGGCTTCGATTCCGATGAGCTGTCTCGTATCATCGGGTATGCTGATCTTGAAACGCCCGAGAATGGGTCGGATGCTGCCCCGGCGCAAAACGAGTGCCCTAAGTGTGGCTATCAGTGGTGATTCTGTGTGAAACATTGGGGTAGCCAGAGCAGCGCAAAAGCCGGTCGCGACAACAGCGATCTAACAGCTAAGCGTTCAATCCGATGTTGGATTTCTAAACAAATACGCCCTGATAGCGTCCTTGAGGTTTACGGGCCCGGCGGTTGTGGTTATCGCCAGTGGAGCACCTTGGGCGCGTCGCAAATCGACGGTGCGCAAGGGGACGCGCTGCAATTTTTGCGCGCTAACACGCAGTGGGCGTATTCCATCTACGACATCGATCCGTGGTCAACGCCATTTGATGCCGTGTCGCTGGCTGCGAGCCATGCTTGGGCAAGCCGGATCGGTATCTTTGTCACGGATGGGCATCTCATGCAAGCAGGACGCATGGGGCAGCGCTTTACGACAATCATTCGCGACGTGATGCCCGAGTGGCCCGAAACGCGCCATGTCAAGCGGTGGATCTATTACAACTACCCGAAAGCGCTCATGGCGTTGTTAGCGCGATTGGTTGCGCCCCGATTTGAAATCGAGGATGCGCGCATATGCCGGTCGCGCGGACGCTCTATTGCCAACTATGCCGGCCTTATTTGTGTTGAGGTCGGCGCATCGGGTTGTGATAACCATCGGGCAGATAACGCTGTAGATCCTTCTTGATGTAGTGCTCTGCGCCGACTTCGTTGAGCACGTCAAGCATTTCCTGGGTGTAGCGTTGCCAATCGGTTGTTTTTGTGATTGGCAGGTAATTTGCGCGGCCCACTTTGTAGAGGTCTACAACGTCGCAGGTTTCGCGCACGATCTGCTTACTCGTGTAAGTATCCAGAGTGGGCTCAAGGCTGACCCAGGTAAAAATGCCAGCTTCATGGAATTGCCGCAGCGCCTCGATGCGGTCGTTAGGGCCGGCCGCACGCGGTTCCCATTTTTTCGAGAATCGGTCATCAAGCGACGTGAGGCTACACGCAAAGGCATCGGTTTCAGGACGGAATAGGTCGATGTTGACAAGTGCCGCTGTGCCAGCCTTCGTCAACGTGCAAAAACCAACACCGTGCTCGCGCATCAATAGCAGCGTGTTGCGCGTAACGAGGCTAAGTTCGTCACGCGCGCCTGAGTCAACGCCCAGCGGGTAGGGGTCGGTGGTAAACGACAGCATCACCTGATCGGTTATACCGGCCGCCTGATAACGGCGGCAGTCGCGTTGCACCTTGGCCATATATTCCTTACGTACGACGGCGCCAGCGTTGAAGTCGCGGCGGTCTTGCTTTGTCACGCGGGGCACATAACAGTAGGCGCAGCCGTGGCCGCAGCCCCGGAATGGGTTGGTCGCAAGCGGGGCATATTCTCCCGCTTGCCCGCGCGGGGCATAGATGACCTCGGCTCCTTTGGGCGTGCCGTCGGGCCGTACCGCAGGTGTAGACATAGCTCATTCTCCGGTTGTGACGCAGGGATATGCTGCCACGGATAGGCTATTTCTTCAAGAAAATCAGACACTTACGTAAGTATTTGGAATCGCTGGGATCTTGTGAGGCCGACGACTATCGGGAGGCCGCAGTGTGGCAAATAGCGAATCGAGCGGTCTGCGGGATGTCCACCAAATCGCGCACCTGCTGGACCTGACGCCGAGGCGGGTCCAGCAGCTAGCTAGCGCCGGATATTTCAGTCGGCGCGGCCGCGGCCAGTATCACATCGGAGAAGCAATCCATGGATACATTAGGTATCTCCGCTCATGTGCTAACAGTGAATCTACATCGGCCGACTATGAGCGTGAGCGCGCGCGCCTTACGAAAATGAAGGCGGACACGGCCGAGCTCGAAAACGCTCGTGTTCAAGGCAAGCTCGTCGACATCGACGCAGTAGTCGACGGCGTTCAGCAGGCGAATGCGCGCGTTCGCAACCAGCTACTTTCGTTGCCTCAACGAATTGCACCGCAGGCAGCGGCCGAGACCAGCGTAACGGCGATACAGGAGCAAGTTCAGGAGATAGTCACCGACATATTGGCCGAGTTGAGTGATCCGAATGGCGTCTGCGGGGAAGGCACAAACCGACACAGCGCATCGGATCAATTCTAAAAGCGACGCGATTGTTGAGCGGCGTATAGCCGATGCATTACAACGCGTATTCATCCCGCCGCCGCGGATGAGCTTATCGAAGTGGGCACGCGAGCATTATCGGCTAAGTCCGGAAAGCAGTGCCGACACCGGCCATTTTCACCCCTGGGGTTTCCAAGTTGGCTGGATGGATGCAATAACAGACCCGCAGGTTGAGCGGGTTACTGTGGTTAAGTCGGCACGAACAGGTTATACGAAAACGATCAATGCGGCGGTTGGCTATTACGTACACCAAGACCCATCGCCGGTCATGGTTGTGCAGCCTCGTGTCGATGATGCGGCTGACTACAGTAAGCGCGAGATCGCCCCGATGTTGCGTGATAGCCCGCCGCTTGCGGAGCTGACGCGCGCGGTCAAGGCAAAAGACCCCGACTTCACGACGAGGTCTAAGCAGTTCGCGAATGGTGCAGCGCTTTTAATGCGTGGCGCCAATTCGCCCAATGAGTTTCGTCGCGAGACAATTCGGATTATCGCGTTTGATGAGGTTGATTCGTACCCGGCGTCAACGGCCGAGGGTGATCCGATTGACTTGGGAACCCAGCGCACGACGAGCTTTTGGAACCGCAAGATCATCGAAGGGTCTACGCCTACGGTACAAGGTTCCAGTCGTATAGAGACCGCGTGGCACGAGAGCGATCAGCGCTACTATTACGTGCCGTGCCCGCACTGCGGTGAAGAGCAGATCCTAGAGTTTGGTAGCAATAAGCCGAATGGGCTACGCTGGCCAAAAGACGACGAGGGAGACCCAAATACAGCGGAAGCGTATTACCTATGCGTTAACGGCTGCGCTATCAAAGAGCGCGACAAGTCTTGGATGATTGAACAGGGGCGGTGGGTAGCGACCAAACCGGAAAACGCCGGTCATGCCGGATTCCACATATCGGCTCTATATAGTTTGTTCTGGAATGCGCGCTGGGGCGTTATCGCGCGCGAGTTTCTTGAACGAAAAGATGACCCGGCGCGCTTGCAGACGTTCGTAAATACTACGTTGGGCGAGACTTGGGAACCGCCTGCGGATCAGGACCTCGATGAACACGCGCTTATGGCGCGGCGTGAGGTTTATCCGGCCGAGGTGCCGGATGGTGTGGCACTGCTAACGATGAGTGTCGACACCCAAGATGATCGCTTAGAAGCCGAGATCGTCGGCTGGGGGTGGGACGAGGAATCCTGGTCGATCACTCACGAGATATTCCTGGGTGATCCGGAAGAACGCGATGTTTGGCAGCGTGTGGACGAGCTTCGTCTGCGCAAGTGGCAGTGTGCCGACGGGCGCCAGCTATCCGTTGACGCCGCATCTGTCGATACCGGCGGTCATCACACGCAGGCCGCTTACCGGTATGCGATTGAGCGATTGAGCCAA